TTTATATTCTGTAACAGATAATGGTGCTTCTTTGATAAAAACATCTGGAAAAGTTTATAGTGCAAATATTCAATTTTATTATGATGGTTTTAAAACAGGAGAAACATATAGAATAGAACTTACTTGTGAAACTGAATTTGGAGTGCAAACAACAACTAGGGCATTAAACTTTAGTGTAAATTATACTGCATTATCTTATGATGACCAACCAGTAACAGTAAGTACAACAGACCAGGGTCTAAGAATTTCTTGGGCTACATTAACAAGTGATTCTCCTTATTCTTTATATACTCAGGGGGCAAAAGGATATATACAAACTAATAATAGTAGTTCATCTATTATTTGGTTAGAAAGAGGACAAACAATATATCCTGGTCAAACAATTAAAGTTGGAGAGAATGAGGTCTCTGGAGTTATAGATTCTTATAATAGAAATGATGGTAAAGCAATATTGAGAATACCATTAAGCTATGCTCCATCAAATGGAGACCCTTATTATATATTAGCTGAGCCAGATTATAATTTAACTGGTATTGAATTTTTAGAAGATACTCCTTATGTAGGGGTTAATTCTGCAAAATTAGGAGATAATTATTTAGTTTATGAAAAAGATGGTGGTTTAGCTGTTTGGGATGATGAATTTACTGTCTCAATGCAATTTAGACCTGATGAAAATTTCTTTTATAGTGATAATGGAATATATAATGATATGATACAAATAGCAAGATATACTTCCGATACAGATGATGTTCACGATTTAATTATATATGCAAGAAATTATAACTTTGGATTTATGATGCCTGCAACTGATGAAGATGGAGATTTAGTTGGAGGACAAATATCTCAACCTAGTGATAACAGAAATATAGTTTATGTAAATGGAGACATAGATTTATCATCTGGATTAAGATATATTTGTTTTGTTAATTCTGGCTATGTAGAAAAGATAGAAAGTTATAATTCAGAAACTGGAGCTGTAACATTAAGTAAACCATTAACAGATTCAATGAATCCAGCGGTTAATGATTATTATTTCTTATATTCTGCTGTTGAAGAAGCATTTTATGACAATCCAAATAATATTTTTGTATTACAACCAAGTACAGTAAAAAATATATATGCTGATTATATATGGACTGATGATGATGTATGGAGAGATACAAACTATTGGGTTGAAGGTGGAACTCAAATAGAAAGAGCTTCAGAAAATTGGTGGAAATTAAAATTAACGAATAATTCAATAGAAGTTAGAGAAGGGGGTGTATAATTATGAGTGTAACTATAGATAAAATTCAATTTAATAGTCATATAACTCTTGATTTTGCTCATTTTGAACAATTATATCAAGATAAAAATCAAGATATTTTTGTTGAAAAATATAAACCTGTTGCTAGTAATTATACACGTTCTTTGGTTTGCTTTGAGCCAGATGGAGATTATGATAGTAAAGGTATGACACAAGAAGCTCTTGGTTATCAATTTGATATTTATAGAAATGAAATTGGAGATTCTAAATTAGTACCTATTTATAAAACAAGTGTAGGTCAATTGTCAATAGTAGATTATAATGTAAGAAATCAAAAAGAATATCAATATTATGTATTTAAAGAGAATGAAAAGGCGTCATCTAAAGCTTCTTTATCTAATACCGTGCAAACTTGTTGGTGGGATTATGCCATTATTGGAATGACTCTTGAAGATGAAGAAACAAAAACATATAAAGTAGACCCATCTGATGTTTGGTTATTTCAATCAAACATATCAAGTGATAGTACAACTCAGAATTTTTCTAAAACAACTTATCAAACTTTAATGCCTTATCCAACTGTTTCAATGGGTAAATCTAATTATGCAACAGGTTCATTTTCTGGATTAATAGGTAGAGTTAGAAAAAAAGGATATGATGAAGATGCTACATTATTGGAACAATGGAATGATTTTTGTGCTAATCCTCAATTAAAATTGTATAAAGATAGAAAGGGACATAAGTATATAGTAGATGTAACTTCAAGTGCATCAGATATTGCTGATGAAACTAGAGAGCAAGCAACGACAGTTAGTGTTGGTTGGACTCAAATTGGAAATGCTGATGATTATGTTATTATAGGTGATTAATATGGCAAGGTCTATATATCAGGTTCAAGCACTAGCAGATATTGCGAGAGAATATTTAACGACCACTTATGGAGAATATTTAATTTTAACAAGCACGTCTAATTATGATTTAGATGCTTTAGAAAAGGCTTTAGAAACAGGAAAGTATGAGGCATCTTTCAGATTATTTCTTTTACATCCAGACGAAACAATCAATTATGAAATACCACAAGAAGATATTATTTTAGGTTCAGGAAACTATAATGAGAATTACCAAAATGGTCAAAGACGTAATTTAAATATTAATTTAGTTAATAAAGACGGTAAATATACACCAAGTATAAATACTTTGTGGGTACAACATAAATTTAGATTTGATATTGGAATATCTTTTGGCGGAGAAACATTCTGGTTTCCAAGAGGTATTTTTATTATGGGTAATCCAAGTTCAACTCATCAAGATTCAGATAAACAAGTTACCTTAACTTTAGAAGATAAATTTGCTTTATTAGAAGGCAAAATGGGGACATTAGAAACAACATATGAAATACCCGCTGGAACAGAAATAAAAGACGCAATAGAAGGAATTTTAACTATAGATACGGGTGCTGGCTATCCATTAGATTTAAAGCCTATTATATATGACCATAATTTTGACGGAGTAGTCACTCCATATACATTAACAAAAGACCCTGGTTCTAATTTTGGTGAAATGATATTGGAACTTGCGGATATGTTAGGAGCAGAATGTTTTTATAATGATTTGGGTAATTTATGTTTTATTGATATTAATGAGACAATTCAAGACCCTAATAAACCTGTTATATGGCATTATAGCGACCAAAAGAAAGAATTTTTAGATTCTTCAACAAGTTATGATTTTAATAATATAATTAATGAAGTTCACGTTGTTGGAGATAATGTTAATGGAAAAATATTCAGTGCTATGGCAAGAAATGATGACCCGGCGTCTCCAATCTGTGTAAAAAGAATAGGAAGACATATTGATTATATAAGTGATGCTGCTATATATAGTGATAAATTAGCACAAGATAGGGCAGATTATGAATTAAGATGTAAAAGTATAGTAAACACAAGTGTCTCAATTTCTGCTACATTTAATCCTTTAATATTTGTTGACAATATAATTACAATAGAAGATGAATTTTATAACTTCAAAAGAGAAAAATTTATTATTCAATCAATTAGTTATAATATAGGTGTTGATAATAAAATGACTATAACGGTATCTAATTTAACTAATGCTAATGCTGTTGATGATGAAGAAAATAGATATTTATCTGATAATGCTCATAATTTTATTACAACTGCATATGGAGAATTTATGTTGGTAGGAAGGAGGTAAAATATGATTGGTAATAAGTATAGAACTAAAGATGGAAATAACAGTAATGATGATGTTTTGTCTATTAAAAACGTAATACAAGAAATAGCAAAAGCAGAAATACAAAAATGTGGGTTACCAACATATAAAGCGGCAATAGTCCAAAAAATAAACGAGGACGGAACCGTTGATGTTTATTTACCTCCAAATCAAGAAAATTTAGTTACTGGCATTTTAAATAAATGTGGAGAATTACTATTTGTAGGAGATAGCGTTGAATTAGCAACAAAAAATGGTAGTTTAACAAATTGTTGGGTAGCCATTAAACACGGAACTATTGTTCAAGGTCAAGCAGAAGAAGTAGAAAATCTTAGTGGAGAAGTTGTAATGAAAGTTAAAAACGGAAGACTTTCAGTTACAGAATTACAAAGAGACCCTTCTCTTGGAAGTGCTTTTACTATTATTGCCGAAGATATAAATCTCGATGGTATGAATATTGTTTTAAATGGTAGTAGGGGAATTACAATTAGTTCTCCTTATTTTAATGTTACAAGTGAAGGATATATAACTGCTACTGGAGGAACCATTGGTGGTTGGACAATGGATAATACTAGATTATCTAGTGGTTCAGGGTCTAATTATGTTGCTTTAGATAGTGGTACCTCTGGAGTTAATTATACAATATGGGCTGGAAATGAAAATCCTGCAAATGCAACATTTAGTGTTACGAGAGCAGGGGCATTAAAAGCAACAAGTGGAACTATTGCTGGGTACACAATTGATGGAGATACTTTATATGGGGCAACTGTTGGTATGGATGCTGTATCGGGAGGTCATTATGCCTTTTGGGCTGGTGCAGATGTTAATAATACAGCAAATGCACCATTTAGGGTAAGTCATAATGGTGATTTAAGGGCTACAAGTGCAACCATAGAAGGTACTATTAGTGCCTCTACAATAACAGGTTCTACAATTTCAGGTAATACCATATCAGGTGGTTCTATATCTGGTACTACAATAAC